TGCCGCCGGGGGTGAGCATCAGCGCCGGTTACGCGTTTGACGTGCCGGTGCGGTTTGACACGGATTTTCTCGAAATCAACCAGGCCGCGTTCAATGCCGGGCAAATTCCCAATATTCCTCTGATCGAGATACGCATATGAAAATTCTTCCCACAGGCATGCAGGCGCATCTGGACAGTGGCGCGACGACCTTATGCCATTGCTGGAAGCTAACGCTGCGCAGCGGCGCGGTGTCGGGCTTTACCAGCCATGACCGCGATCTGACATTTGGCGGCGTGACCTATGTGGCGCTGAGCGGGTTTGAAGCCAGCGCCATTGAAAACTCGCTGGGGCTGAATGTCGATGATCTGGAAGTGATCGGGGCGCTCAGCGCCGCATCGCTGAATGAAGCTGATCTGGCGGCGGGCAGGTTTGACAATGCCGAGATTCAGATTCTGCGCGTCAACTGGCAGAATGCGGCGCAGCGCGTGGTGCTGGCCAGCGGCAATCTGGGCGAGGCGCGGCGCGGGCCAACGGGCTTTCGCGCCGAGGTGCGCGGGCTGGCGCATCATCTGAACCAGCCGCAGGGGCGGCTGTTTCAGTATGGCTGTGACACCGATCTGGGAAGCGCCAAATGCGGCGTCAATCTGACCCTGCCCGCCTATAGGGGAACCGGCAGTGTACAGAGCATTCCCGTAGACGAGGATAACAGGCGCAGTTTTATTGCCAGCGGACTGGAGGCTTTTTCCAGCGGCTGGTTTTCGCGCGGCAAAATTCTGTGGACAAGCGGCGCGAATAACGGGCTGGCCATGGAGGTGAAGGAACACCGGCTGTCTGGCGGGATTGTAACAGTGGATTTGTGGCTGGCCATGCCGCAGGTAATAGTTGCCGGCGACACGTTCAGCATCACCGCCGGGTGCGACAAGCAGTTCGAGACCTGCAAGGCGAAGTTTGATAATGCGGTCAATTATCGCGGCTTTCACAGGATGCCGGGGAATGACTGGATGCAGTCCTATCCGCAGGCGGGAATGGCCAATGATGGCGGGCTGCTATGACGCACCATCCATCGTCAGCGAATATGGCGGCAAGCAGTCCACGGATTATTGCGGCGGCGCGCGCCTGGATCGGTACGCCCTATCAGCATCAGGCGAGCTGCAGGGGCGGCGGATGCGATTGCCTTGGCCTAATTCGCGGCGTATGGCGAGATCTGTATGGCGCGGAGCCGGAGACGGCGCCGCCCTATGCGATGGACTGGGCCGAGGCCGATGCGCTGGAGCTGATGCGCGATGCGGCGCGCCGACATATGGCTGAAATTGCGATTGCCGATGCCGGAGCGGGCGATGTGCTGATGTTTCGCATGGTGCGCAACGGGCCGGCGCGGCATGCGGGTATTTTATCCGGACACGGAAATATTATTCACGCCTGTTCCGGGCATGCGGTGCGCGAGGAAGCGTTGGGCCGCTGGGCGCGGCGCGCGGCCTATGCATTCCGCTTTCCGGGGCTGAAGGAGTAAATTATGGCGACATTGGTATTGACGACAGCCGCGGCATCCTATGCAAGCAGCGCAGGTCTCGGGTTTTTTGCGACAGCGGCGCTTGGCCTTGGCGCGGCGGTGGCCGGAAGCCTGGTTGACCAGCGATTGTTCGGGGCCAATGCTGGCCGGCAATCCGAAGGGCCGCGTCTGGATGAGCTGCGCATTCTGACATCGACCGAAGGCGCGCCCATTGCGCGGATTTATGGCCGTGCGCGGATTGCCGGGCAGGTTATCTGGGCCGCCAAATTCAAGGAAGTGGCCACAACCACGCAATCTTCAACGGGCGCGCGCGGCGGCAAGGGGTTGGGCGGCGGGGGGGGATCCTCCACGGGCAGCACAACCAGCTATGCCTATTATGGGCGCTTTGCGGTGGGCCTGTGCGAGGGCGAGATCACCCGCATCGGGCGGATATGGGCGGATGGTCAGTTGCTGGATGTGAGCGGCGTGAATTTTCGCGTCTATCGCGGCACGGCCGCGCAGACGCCTGATCCGTTGATTGAGGCCATTGAGGGGGCGGGTAATGCGCCGGGGTTCCGCGATCTGGCCTATGTGGTGTTCGAGGATCTGGCGCTGGAGCAGTTTGGCAACCGTGTTCCGCAGCTTTCATTCGAAGTGTTCCGTGGACTAAGCGATGTGGAGCAGCTGATCCGCGGGGTGGACATGATTCCCGGTTCGACCGAGTTTGGTTATGACCCGCAAATCCAGGTGCAGGATATTGGCAAGGGCAAGACGGGACCGGAAAACCAGAACAATCTCAGTGGCGTAAGCGATTGGGATCTTGCGCTTGATCAGCTGCAGGAAACCTGCACGAATTGCGAGGCGGTGGCGCTGGTGGTGTCGTGGTTCGGGACCGATCTGCGCGCGGGATTTTGCCAGATACGTCCGGGCGTGGAGAATGTAACGAAAATCACCCTGCCCGATCAGTGGAAGGTGGACGGGATTGAACGCACTTCCGCCTATGTGGTGAGCCAGGTGGCTGGCAGGCCCGCCTATGGCGGCACGCCATCGGATGCGAGCGTGGTGCGGGCGATAGCCGATCTGAAGGCGCGTGGCTTCAGGGTGCTGTTCTATCCGTTTATCATGATGGATATCGAGGCGGGCAACACATTGCCCAACCCCTATACGGGAACCGCGGGGCAGCCGGTCTATCCCTGGCGTGGCCGCATTACCTGTTATCCGGCCGCGGGTGTGGCCGGGACGCCCAACAAGACGGCGGCGGCCACCGCCCAGATTGCGGCGTTTTTCGGCAGCGCCACAGCCGGCAATTTTTCCGTATCCGGAACTACGGTCAGCTATAGCGGACCTGCGGATTGGGGGTTACGGCGCATGGTGCTGCATTATGCGCATCTGTGCGCGGCGGCGGGAGGCGTGGACGCATTCGTCATTGGCTCGGAGCTGATTGGCGTCACCACGGTTCGCGACAGCGCCGGCACCTATCCCGCCGTGGCGCAGTTGCAAAGCCTGGCGGCGGCGGTGAAAACTCTGTTGCCGGCGGCGAAAATTTCCTATGCGGCGGACTGGTCGGAATATTTCGGGCATCAGCCAGCAGATGGCAGCGGCGATGTGTTTTTCCATCTCGATCCGTTATGGGCAGACGCCAATGTAGATTTTGCCGGCATTGATGTGTACATGCCGTTGAGCGACTGGCGTGACGGGGATGCGCATCTGGATGCGCAGGTGGCGGATTCGATTTATACCCTGCCCTATCTGCGCGGCAATATTCGCGGCGGTGAAGGCTATGACTGGTATTACGCCTCGGCTGCCCATCGCGACAGTCAGACGCGCACCAGCATTACCGATGGGGCCTATGGCAAGCCCTGGGTGTTTCGTTACAAGGATTTGTGGAACTGGTGGGGACAGCCGCATTACAACCGCCCTGGCGGGGTGCAGAGCGGGACGCCAACCGCATGGCCGCCACAGGGTAAGCCCATCTGGTTTACTGAAATTGGCTGCCCGGCGGTCGACAAGGGCAGCAATGAGCCTAACAAGTTCATCGATCCGAAATCATCCGAAAGCACGGCGCCATATTATTCGCGCGCGACACGCGATGATTATATCCAGCGCCGCTATTTGCAGGCGGTGCATCAGTTCTGGGATCCAGCCAATCCGAGTTATGTTGCGGGCAGCAATCCGGTGAGCACAGTGTATGGCGCGCCGATGGTGGACCCGGCCAACATTTATGTCTGGACCTGGGACGCGCGGCCCTGGCCGGATTTTCCTGCACGCCGTGATTTGTGGAGCGATGCGGATAATTGGCGGCTGGGGCACTGGATTACCGGGCGGCTGGGCGCGGGCGCGCTGCGTGAAATTGTGGAAGCCATTTTGTTTGAAAGCGGCTTCACGCAATTTGACGCGACGGCATTGACCGGCGTAGTGGATGGCTTTGTCATTGACCGGATCATGCCGGCGCGCGATGCGTTGCAGGCGCTGATGCAGGCCTATTTTTTTGACGCGGTCGACAGCGGGGGGATGATCCGCTTTGTGCATCGCGGGCGCGGCGCCGCTGCAAATCTGACACAGGCGGATGTGGCGATTGTGGATGACAGGGGGCTGGGGGATTATGAGCTGACCCGCGCGCAGGAGAGCGAATTACCGCTGTCGGTGAAGCTGCAATATATTGACGGGTCCGCCGATTACCGGCAAGGCAGCGTGGAGTCGCGCAAGCTGACCGGCGCCAGCGCCCGCGTTTCGGTGGTCAGCATGCCGGTGGTGATGGATCAGGCGAATGCGCAGCGCATTGCCGACACGCTGTTGCAGGAAGCCTGGACGGGACGCGAGCGGGCGCGCTTTGCGCTGCCGCCATCGCGTCTGGCGCTTGATCCGGGCGATGTGATCAATTTTACCGGCAAGGACAGCAGCCATCGTCTGCGCATTGAGCGGGCGGGCGATGCGGGCCTGCGCCTGATTGAAGCCGTGCAGGTGGATGCCGGACTGGTGCGGAGCCTATCCGGGCCGGAGCGCGCGCCGAGTTTGCCGGCGGCCACTCCTGCCGGGCGGCCGGTGGTGGAATTTCTCGATCTGCCGGTGCTGAGTGGCGCGGAGCCTGGCCATCTATTGCGCGTGGCGGCATTTGCGGACCCGTGGCCGGGTAATGTGGCGCTGTATAAAAGCCCGGCAACAACGGGATATGTGCTGGACCGGTTGCTGGATGCGCCTGCCATTATGGGTGACAGCGACACGGATTTTTATTCCGGCCCCACGGGGCGATGGGATATGGGCAATGCGCTATGGGTGACGCTGTTTGGCGGCGCGCTGGAATCGCGCGATGATCTGGCAGTGCTGGGCGGCGCCAATGCGGCGGCCATCCGCAATGCGAGTGGCGCATGGGAAATATTTCAGTTCGTCACCGCGGAGCTGGTCGCGCCCAACAAATATAAACTGACCCGGCTGCTGCGCGGGCAATTGGGCACGGAGCGCGCCATGGCCAATCCGGTGGCGGCGGGCGCGCGCTTTGTGCTGCTGAATGGCGCGGTGCGCGAAACCGGGGTGACGGCGGAACAGCGCGGGCTGGCGCTGAACTGGCGCTATGGCCCGGCGTCGCGCACGCTGGATGATTTCACTTATCAGACCAGGGTGGTGACGGCGAACGGCAATGGCCTGCGCCCGCTGAGCCCCGTGCATGTGCGGGTATCGCGAAATCTTGCGAGTAATGATCTGAGCTTGAACTGGGTGCGGCGTACGCGCATTGGCGGCGATAGCTGGGAGCAGACGGAGGTTCCGCTGGCCGAGGACAGCGAGCGC